CATACATGGCATTGTGAGAATGCTGAGATGAAAGCAAGAAATAGAATACTAGCTTTTATGGTTTATCTAAATGATGTAACCGAGGGCGGGGAGACAGAATTTTTATATCAAAAGTGTCGTTTCAAACCAGAGAAAAATACACTACTAGTTTGGCCTTCACAATTCACGCATGTTCATAGGGGCAACCCTCCTCTATCGAATGACAAATATATAATAACGGGTTGGGTAGAATACGGGTATTAATATGATAACAGAACCACGATGGAAATCTTATATGGTTGAGACAACCACGCCAGTCTTTACACCTGAACAATGTAAAATGATTATTGAAGCAGGAAGAAATGAACCTAAAATAAATGCTAGTGTTGGATCATCTGAACAAGGCATTAAAGGTAGTGTCGTAGATACTAAAACTAGAACATCACATATTAGTTGGATACCATTTAAAAAAATGGTTAATATGTATAAAGACATAGAAAAAATTATGCGTCAAACTAATGGTAATCATTTTGGTTTTGATGGTATGCAAATAACAGAGATGGCACAATACACAGAATATCCAGAAGGTGGATTCTATGATTGGCATGTAGATAATGATGTTAATTGTTCTCACGAACCACCAGTTAGAAAAATATCAATGACTCTATTATTATCTCCTGAAAATGAATTTGAAGGTGGTGATTTAGAATTAATGAAAGAAAATGGTTTTGCAAAACTTAAACAAGGACACGCAATATTTTTTGCTTCGTTTATACGACATAGGGTTACACCAGTTATAAAAGGAAATAGAAAGTCACTTGTTATGTGGTTTGGAGGCACACCGTTTAGATAATGTTTAGAGAATTATATTTTCCGACACCAATATATATTGCAGATATAAAGCATCCAACTCTCAATCAGGAACTTGAAAGAGATATTATTAATTGGGCAAACAGAGATAAAGGAATGACAAGAACCAATATCAAAGGTTGGCATTCCACGACAGAAATGCACCAATTACCTGAGTATGCAAAACTTGTTGATATGTTATATTCAGCACAGAAAACTATCTACGAACAAGAGTATTACGATAGTGAACCTTTTTTAGGTAATATGTGGGCTAATATAAATCCACCAGGATCAATGAACAGAGCACACATACATCCTAATTCTTTGTGGTCTGGTGTATATTATATCAAAGCACCACAAAACTCTGGACAATTAAAAATAGAAGACCCAAGATCGGTTGCATTAATGTCAAGACCTAGACAAAAAGATGTGCCTAAACCTGAAAGGTTATGGAGAGAACATTCTTATGAACCCAAAGCAGGACGTTTAATTATGTTTCCTTCTTGGTTAAATCATTGTGTTGATCCTAATAACTCTAATGATATAAGAATATCTGTATCATTTAATTTTATGCAAAAATGTATGATTGTATAAGGAGTAAATATGTTTAAAGTAAAAAAATATCAAGTAATTAAAAATGCAGTCTCATATGAGTTAGCTAATTTTTTATATAATTATTTCATGCTTAAAAGGGATGCTGTAAAATTTATGTATGAGAATAACATACATTCACAGACTGGTATTCTTGGAACATGGTCAGATCCACAAGTACCTAATACTTATTCGATATATGGTGATTTTGCAATGGAAACTTTAATGATGAAAGTAATGCCTGTTATGAAAAAAGAGACAGGATTAGACTTAGTACCTACATATTCATACGCAAGAATATATAAAAAAGGTGACATACTAAAAAGACACAAAGATAGACCTAGTTGTGAGATATCAACAACACTTAATCTAGGGGGTGATTCTTGGCCTATATTCATAGACCCAACAGGTAGTAATAATGTCATAGATGAGTACAAAAATATACACAAACCCAACGCACCTAAGGGTGAAAGAGTTGATCTTGAAATAGGAGATATGTTAGTTTACAGTGGTTGTGAATTAGAACACTGGAGAGAACCCTTTGAGGGTGAGAATTGTGGTCAGGTCTTTTTACACTATAACAACAGAAATGGTCAGTTTAAAGACATAAATATATTTGATGGTAGACATAAGTTAGGCACACCTAAGTGAAAACATTATAAATAGTCTTATAAATATTAGTATAATTAGTAAGGAAAATTAATGGCATATATAGGCGCAAAACCAGTCA